ATAAGTGTGACTGCAATCACAACAAACCCCCAAATTCTTACCTCTATCTCTTCAGTTGTTAGGTTTAACTTCGTCAATCTTTTTCTCCAAAATTGGTGCTACTAAATACTCAGGGCAAGTCTGAGTGAATTGGCATCTAGGTTTTTGGCAAGGTTCAGCATGGAAATTGTCTGGGTTTTGGCAAAAATAGCGATATTTCTCATCACAACCATGTAGCATAAAAGCTACAAATACAAGTAAGTACTTCATTTACCAAGACCAACCTTTCCAAGTAGAAGATTGACAATTCTGTCAGACAGATCATCAGGTAAGAACTTCAGAAAACCCAAGAAATACAAAGCCACTACCCCGTAAACGAATATCTTGAGGCATAGGTCAAAGGTTTTCTGGTACTCATTCACCGACCACACCTTCTTGTTGCTTCACAGAATGTCATCAACTCATTGACACCAACAAAGACTAGAAACAAAACAAAGCAGATTCCACCTATTGCCAAACCAATCTCTAGTTGTTCTTGCTCTTTCTCTTTGGCTGCTTTCTCTGCTTTCTTTAGCGCACTTATCTCTTTAGCATCTGCTAAGTCCATCTCTGCTTGACGAGCCTTAATTTTCTGCCAAACGTCAATCTTGCCTGTCTGCATGAAGAGCATCTTTAACTCTTCCTCGAATGCTCTGGCTTGCTCTAATGCCATCTCAATCTGCAAAGCCGTACCCATGTTTGAGCCTTTGCCAGACTGCTTGGCTTGAAGCATTGCTTTGGTAGCTACAGACTTAGCGTCAAATAGCTTACCAATCATGGGCGCAAGTGAGCCTAAGTCATTGGCAACATTAGCTGCCTTCTTGACCATGCTGATTGCTGACTGTATGCCAGCTAGTGCCGTGATTGGATCAATCATTTTTTCTCAACCTTTTGCCACTCAAGGCATACTACCTTTCGGTTGTAAACATCACCTGTCCATGCCCACCTGACACAACGATATTCAGTTTTGTCTTTACTAGATGCCACCAATGTAAACAAGATTGATAGCACTAGTAACCATTTCACGGGTACGCCCAAACAATAATGTAGCTACAAAAAATGACAAAACAAGTAATACAGACTGCCGCAATGATTGCTACAGTCCAATCTTTCATGTTATCTAAACAAATCAAAAAGACCTTGAACAGGCTTTTGAGGTATGAATTGGTCAGGGTTTGTAGTGGCTTCTGTCATAGCTTGACCCATTGCAGTACCCATGCCACCAGCGCCTTGCAGTTGCTCACCAAGTAAGAATCTAGTTCCACCTTGGCTAGAAAGAACATTAGCTAATCTATTTGCTCCTACTGGCACAGCAGCAGCAGATGCGGCACTAATTAGTCCAGTTCCGAACCCGCCCATGCCCAAGCCTTCAGCAAGTTGACCACCAAGGCCAAAGCCACCAGCAATACCAGTACCACCCGCCACATAAGGCAATAATGCCGCACCAGTTGCAGGTGCAACTTTAGGTGTAACAGCACCACGAGTTGTATCAACAATGTCTCTCAACAAAGTTACTTCATCTAGCAATGCAGGGTTATCTGCAAATGCAACACGTTGTGCAGTTGGACTATCTGGTCTTCCAAGGTTTAAGGTTCTTGTAAATGCAGGTGCTGAGAATCCAGTAGCCGCATCAGGATTAATAGCTCTGTTTCTAGCTTCATTAAGAATAGAGTATTGAGCAGCTTGTTTACCAGTTGGTGACATTAAGCTAAAAGCAAGTTCTGCCGTGGCAGGATTTTTGTCAAAGCTAAAACCTTGAGCCACCAAATCAATGTCATTTTGTGGTGTCTTGCTAGATACAAGTTTGTAAATGTTTGTATCTTGTCTAAAAGGCAAAACAGTCTCTTTAAACTGAGCCATTGCCTTTTGGTGTTGTGCGCCAGCAGGTGTAGTCAATGGAAGACCATCAGGAGCGAATCCAGGTGTTGCCCATACATCAACGTCATCAGCTAAACCTTTGTATAGTTGATTAATTGAGTTTAATTGCTTCTCGCTATAAGAGCCTGGCACAAGACCCTTACGAACACGCTCCATCTCAGAAAATACTGTAGATTGCAAATCACGTAGCTCTTTGTATGAGCCACCGCCACTTTGAATTAATGTATTTAACTTCTCAATTGTCTTTTCAATAACGGGAGTCTGAGAAGTAGATGGGAATTGATTGATAACATCAATTGTTGCTTGGTTTGTATTACGCAAAGGAATGATGTCATTGCCAGCCAATGCTTCTGCTTGCTTAAATTCAGGGCTTACATTGGATTTAGCGGTTTGATATTGTTTACGCAAGTCATCAGCAATGATTTTTTTCTCGCCACCTTCAGACATTCTTGAAGGACGCAAATTTTCAGTAGTTTTTTCAATTAACTTTTTAACTTGATCTGCTTTTGTTTGGTTTGATGATTCTTTTGAGAATCCAAGTTGACGTAATTTATCAATTGTTCCAGCACCTGGACCTCCAACATCACCAACATCCACATTAACACCACGTTGAGCTGCAGATTCAATAATCTGACCAGTAACAGGATCACGATAACGTGTGCCAGAAGGAATATTCCCTGCACGAGCCGCAACAGCACTAGCAGGTAAGCCTGCTGCTAAGTTAATACCAAGTAATGCTAGTGGGTTTGTAATATCAAATTGATTACGAGCAATCTCAGCAGCACCAGTACCAACAGTAGCACCTGCCGCTTGAGCAATAGGTTGAGCCGCCAATCCACGACCAACAACTTGAGCAGTTAAATTAGGAGCTTGTTGCAATAAACCACCAGCACCACCCATTGCAGGAATACCTGCTACTGCACGAGTAACATTAGCAATGCCACGTTCAAAACCAGTTTGTGGTTGTGGCAAACCAAGCATAGTTGCAAAGTTTGACATTGACTGACTAGGAGTACCAAGTTGACTTCCAGTAGCCCTGTTAATCAACATATTCAATGGCGATCCAACAATGTCAGCGACCTGTCCCAAGCCCTCCATACCATATCGAGCAGTTAAGCCTACCTGACGGGCAATAGAGTCTGTATTTTGTCTTACAGGTGCTTGTGCAACAACTTGCTTACCAAGTAATGATGGATCAATATCACGATATCCAGCTTGAGGAACAGCAATAGTCCTAACATCAGATGTGCCAATATTAGCAATTGGTGCTGCTTGTGTTGGCCTACCAATCAAAAAAGGGTCAATATCACGATATGTAGCCATGTTTGTACCTACTACTTTCTCAACATAGTTTTGCGTTTCTTTAAATGGAGGAACTCCCCCATACTTTTGAACATTGCCTGGTCCTGCGTTATAAGCAGCAGCAACCAAGACGGGATCTTGAAATTGCTGCGATAACTGGCTTAGATACTTAACACCACCTCGGATGTTATCTTTCCAATCCATGCGATTTACGCCAAGATCTTTAGCTGTAGTAGCCATCAACTGCATAGGCCCATAAGCACGATCATTAAACCTTGTCTTAGGTCCTATTGCGTTAAAGTCGCCACCAGACTCAGTTTCAACAATCTTTTGCACCAAAGAATAAGGAACGCCTTGCCTTTGGGCTTCTTGCCTAGCAAATTCGTATACTTGTTCTTTGGTAGCCATTAGTTATAAACCCTAAAAATACCACTAGGTAATTGATATGCAGTTTTGCCCTTATCAGGACCAGCAGTAACAGGGAAACTTGGCAAATATTTACGTAACTTTGGATCTTCAAAGATGGATGAACTACCCTGTGGACTCTGTGACCATCTCTCAACAACATCGGGAACAGGATTCTTAGTTACATAGTTGTAATAGTCTTTTTTGCGCTGATTTGCAACTGAAGTAAGGTCTAAGTAGTATTGGACAGCTTCTTTAGGATTTGTAATCTGTGGGCCACGAGAAGCACTAAATTGAATATCTTTGTCTGAAGTAGCTCCAACCAAATCTTGAATGTTTGCGGAAGCAACGTCAGCAACAGATTGCAAGAATAAAGGAGCATCCACAGCAACTGCTTTAGCTCTGTCGCCACCAATTCCCAAGCCTGTTGCAATAGCAGCCGCTTCAGATTTAAATCCTGCAAACTTGCCTGGTTCAAACGCACCACGATTAACAATGTTTCGGAGGTTTTGCAAACTAGCATCAGAACTTGTAGCCGCTTGGAAGCCCTTAAAAGCCGCTTCTCTAATAGGCTTATAGCCTTCAAAAGCTTGCACCTCAGAAGGAGACAAAGCAGTTGGCTGACCAATGGCAGCAGCTTCTGTCGTTCTTTGTGTTCTACCAGTTCCAGGAACAACAACATTAGTAGGTGTTGTTTGTAGTTGGGCTTGGCCTTTACCTAATTGCTCAGAATAATTTAATTGCTGAGTTGCAGCAGGAGCGCCAGGAATAACATTTGCAGAAATCATTCCAGAAGCATCAATTCCAAGCATTTGTCCAGGCCTGACTTCTGGTGGAGTAGTCAGAATCCTAGACTGCATATAGTTCTGCACAGGAGCCGCAGCATAACCACCAGTTAAAGGATTAAATTGAGATGTAATACCCTCTTTTTGTGTTGGCAAACCACGAATGATTTGCATATTAGGGTTCATCAACAAGTCGCCTTGGACTCTTGGTTGCAACGCAGTAATAGTTTCACGCATACCGCTTTGAGCAGCAGTAGGCAATGCCAATACATCTTGCAAAGCATTTTGTATATTGAATGGCAAACCTTGCGCTCTAGCGCCTTTAATTTGCTCTTGTTGAGCCAATTGATCTGGCGTAACAGGACCCACATACTCAGGGTTAGCTTCTTGGAATTTAGTAGGAGTGTACCTAGCTCGGAAACCCTCTAAAGCGGCTTGATCTGCTTGAGCTTGTTGGCTCTTACGCAACATATCTTGCATAGTGATTGCAGTAGCGGGTATTTCTGATGCTGACTTAAAGCCAACACCAGGATCACCACTTAACAAACTACCCAACAAGAACTGTTGAGTGGCTTGCTTTTGCATTGATTCTTTGTCAGCAGCAGACAAGCCCGTCAATGCAGCATCAGATAACAAACCAAGATTAAACATATAAATTCCTTATCTGAATAGGCCAAATAAACCTTGGCCTGATGAAGAGGTTTGTTGCGTACCAGAGCCACCACCAACATTGATACCCAATGCTTGATTGAGAATCTGTTGTTGCTCCAAAGGCAGATTGCGGATTGCATCTAGCTGTTGTTGAGTGAAACCTTGCTGCAACAAACCCTGATCTCGCAACTGGTTTGCTTGACCAAATCCAAGGTTCTGCAAGTTAGTAGCGGCACTAGCAAGTTGACCACCAGCAGTAGTTCTTTGCTGATTAGCTTGCAAACCTGCTTGTTGATTAGCTAAGTAAGATTGCAACTGATTCTGAGCATTAGCCAAAGCCGCAGCATTCTGGGCAGAAGCACCAAATTGACCTGCTTGATTGGCAGCAGCCTGATTAGCCATGCCAGTTTGTTGTGCAAGACCAGCGTTGAATTGAGCCATCTGATTGTATGCAGCTTGGTTGGCCAATGCCGCTTGTTGAGCATTCTGAGTGTTAAGTTGTCCAGTAGACACATCAACACCCTGATTAGCCAATGCTGCACGTAAAGCCGCATCTTGATTGGCCAAACCAAATTGACCAGCCAACTGTAACGACTGCTGAGTTGTAGCCAAGTCTTTAGCTTGATTCAACTGTTGTGCTTGCATCATACGACCAAGATCAGCCTCAGAAATCTGTTGCGCATTTTGATAAGCCGCAGCATTCTGTTGAGCAAGTAATCGAGCCGCATTCTCACCATAAGCACGATTAGTCTCTGCCTCTGCAACACCTTGGCGTGAACCACCAAAGGCTTTAGCCGCAGTAGCTTGGGCAGAAGTCTTAACTTGCTCTAGTTGTCTAGAACGCTCTAGATCCTGCAAACTTTGCTCAGTAACCGCCTTTGTATAAGGATTCATGTACGCTTGAATATTCTGATTCAAGAATGATCCAGGAGTAACATCACGAATGTTTGCACTAGCCGATGGAGCAAGGGAGCCAAAAGCTTCTCTTGCAACTTGTGATCCAGTAACACCTGCGGCATTTACATTCTGAATACTGCCCCGATTTAATTGGGCGGCTTGTGCGGCTTGGGCGGCTCCAGCAGATGCCGCTTGTGCTTGAGCAGGTGAATATCCCTGTGCCAAAGCATTCTGATACGACACATTCTGAGGTTGATATTGAGCGCCTTGTCTTAATAGATTGGCAGCATCAGTAGCATATAGAGTAGGTGCGCTTAATTGGCTTCCATATAAGCGGTTTAGGTTAAAAGCTTGTTCTTGGTCAGGAGTAAATCCCGCAAACTGACGGGCTTGCAAGTTACTTGCAGTGCCTTGAGCGCCTTGATAGTTTTGTAGAAATAGATCCCGCAATGCAGGGTCTAATTGCTGTTGACTTGAGCTTGAGCCGCCTAGAGACATATTATTCCCCTTGTATCCATTTAATTGCATCATCATGTGACGTAAAGTAACGCCACATTTCCGTACTAGTTTCTCTCATTGCTTCTTGTCCTCTAAGCAATAAGACTATCATTGGTGCTATTTGTAATGAAATAATACGCAATGTGAGCGCATAGGCTCTGTCATTGGTATTACCACTTTCAAGTTCTACAGAGTCTTGCCAAGCATTTATACTCTGAATCACTAAAGGCATTAGAAACGCCCTATTTTGATTAAAGAACTCATTTGTAGGTAGCGTCACCAGTGCGTTCCAAAAGACAGCATCTATCTCTTTACGACTAGGCTGTTTATCTTTATCTACTAAGTCATCCCATAACTCAGCAATACTTGATAAAGCGACTAAAAAGTCTACAGCACTCTGGTTGCCACCAAACCATTCTAACAGTTTAGCGTTTCTTATTTCACGCCAATCTTGACTATCGTGATCTATCATATTATTAATTCACTTAAATTGCTAGTTTTTAACGCAAACCGCCCATTTTCCCATCAAATCTGATAATGCCAACACGCCAATTAGCGTTTCTAGCACCCTCAATTTTGACCGCTATTTGCCTACCAGTTAAGCGTAAAGAAGTTGGGTTTGCCATTGAATATGGTCCATAGGAATATTCAGTACTTGTTGGGTAAAACTTGGTGCTAAACCTAGCCTGTACATCACCCAAAGTATTTTCATCTGGAATCATTCCAGTAAGGCTTAGAACACGATCACCCGCACCTAGCTCTACTGGTCCAGACTCAGCAAACAATGTCTGTGAATCATAAGCAAAACCGACTTCATGCTCATAAACGTAGCCATCAGTTGAAACCATCAATGGATTGGCAAAGATACCTTGGTCTGTCCCACAAGTTCTGGCCAAAGTGCCAACAGCCCAATGATTTTCCCTGTAGTTGTAAGAAACATAAGAATCTATTTCATTGCTTGTGGCACTTGGGTAAAACCACCAAATCTCACCAAAAGCAGAGTTATGTACGGCATAAATCTTAGAAGATTGGGTGTAGTTAATGTTGTTAAAAACAAAGTCACCAACATCAGAAACCAATGGCTTTACAAAACCATCGTATATCCAGAACCCAGACCTAGACATCCATAAACAAGAGTTATCAGTAACTGCTGCCGCTTGCTTAGATATAACACCACATCCAGTTCCAACTCTGTCAAAACTGTAGATATAAGGTGGGCCAATATAGGTTGCAGTGTGAACATCTACATCTGTAAAGATAATAGTCAATCCACGAATTCTTTTGGCACATTGCAAAGAACCGATTGTTGTCAGTTCAAAGTCACCTGCTTGGTTTGTGGCGGCAGCAGTCCAAACAGTATTGTTTTCCTGATCTGACCAAGAAATCTTCCTTGGATTGCCACCTGCTCCAAGCGCAAATAAGAATCGTTCTTGAGTAGTTATCAATCCAACACATGAGGTTGGAGCATTTGCAATGGCAGCGGCATCATTGGCGGTGTTTAACTGCCACTCAAGAAGTCTGCCATCAGCAGTTGAGCAACCTACCAAGTACTCACCCCATGTGTCCAAAGACCATGTTGTAGCGGGAGTAATTGATCCCAAATCAGGACGGGCAACACCATAAGCAAAATTGCCATAAGTACTGTAGCCATAACCAAGCTTCTGAATGGCATCTGCGCTACCAACAACCAAATCTGTTGGGGTGATGTCTGTCAGAGTACCCGCTTCATTCATGGCGTAAAACTTTGAATGTGTACCAATACCAATACGCCTGTTTCCAGAATTGTCTTTCCAGTTAATCAATCCTCTGGCTAAACCAGTAAGTTGTGCAGAAGCACGTTTACGCCATCCACCCACAGGGCGAATAGTATTCTCAAACCAACGAACTAAATTGGAATTATTCCACCTACCTTTGGATTGGTATTCTGTGCCATTCTTGTAGACACCAGGCGGTATTTGTAGTGGTATGTATGCCATATATTTATGTTGTTAGGTTTGATACAAAGCTCATTGTTGCAATTAATGATGCCGTAGATGGATAGTCACCTGCCGCAGCATAGGCTTGAATAGTTACCAGAGTGTTATCAGTCTCCCACCAAAGTTCAACATAATCAGTTGCATTTAAGCTTAAAAAGTAGTTCCAACCAACTAGTGCGTGACCATTGACTGATCCATGCTTGCTTGCTACTGCAAAAAAACCAGTAGAACCAGTTACCACAGTACCATTAATTTTAAGAAAAACTCTTACATCATGGTCTTGCGAGTCTGTGTTTTCAAACTGACCAGACCATTGTAGATTCCAGATTCCAGCATCAACAACAGTTATTCTAGAACTACTTACTATGCTAACCCCATTGGCATAGTCTGTAGTATTCAATGTCATGGCATAAGCAGTATTTGCCGCTGTCGCTGTTTGATCTACTGTACTTTGAAAAGCCCCATAAGGGTTGTTTAAGTATCTACCGCCTTTTCGACCAACAATATTACTCACAACATTAGTTAACTTAGTAAAGAATGTTCTAGTTACAGAATTGTTTTGATTCTGTAAGTCTTGTGAGTAAGAATTAGATGAAGATGCCAGCGTTGGAATTGCTGGCGCATCTAATTGTTGGTTTACATTTGCCATTAAGCAGTCCAGTACCAGACATTAATTTGACCTGCATTACCACTTGTTCCAGATACATTTCCATTACCAAAGCCGCCACCACCTGGGCCGTTTCCTTGACCAGTATCTGGTGTATATGCGCCAGAATAAGGAGCAATACCACCTATTCCGATAGATGCAGAAGTAGTACCACCTTTATTTCCTTTAAGGTTTAGTATAGATCCACCACTTCCTGTGCCACCACTACCACTACCACCTACGCTACCAGCGCCAGCACCACCAGTAGCACTTATTGAACTAAAAGTAGATGTTCCACCCGCATCACCACTACTCCCCAATGCTTGGCCACCAGTGCCACCTGCGCCAACAGTTGCAGTAATCGTATTGCCAGGCGTTACAGATAAGATTCCTTTTGAGTATCCACCACCACCGCCTCCAAATTGACTAATAGCGGCTCCACCACCACCACCCCATACTTCTACCATTATTTTGGTAATTCCAGTAGGGACTGTAAATGTGTTAGTTCCAGAGGTATAGACTGTGCAATTAGGCTGAGAAACAACTGTAGGAGTACCCCATGTAGGGGCGCTAGATCCACTAGAAGTCAAAACTTGACCTGCTGTACCCGCAGAGTTAAACGCATAGGCAGATCCAGTGCCATAGGCTACACCACCCGCAGTTGGACTAGCAGTCCCATTAGTACCACCACTAGCCACAGGCAAAGTGCCAGAGAAGGCAATAGTTTGGTTAGGCCAAGAGTTTGTGATACCAATGTTAGTACCCGCTACCAATGCAGGAGTCGCAGTACCAGTACCACCTTTGGTTTTCTTTAGTACAGGACCAGCATCAAACAAGGCATCAATTGAGTCCAGATCAGTATTGATCTTTGTACCCCAAGTATCTGTTGAAGCACCTACTTCTGGCTTTGTTAGGCCAAGGTTTGTGGTTGTGGTATCTGCCATGATTTCCTCTTAATTTACTGTTGTCCAAGATTCTGATTGATCTGAAACTGTTGTCCATGTCTCTGATTGGTCTGTAGTATCAGTCCATGATTCAGAAGTATCTGCCTCATTTTCCCATTTGTATCTAGCATTTGCAACAACACTAGAAGCAGAGTCAATATTTGCCAAGGTATTAGTAGTAAAACTTGCACTTGCTACAAATGAACTCTCAGAAGTAAACTGAATTAGTGCGGTATATATAGCGAATGCAGAAGCCGATGCAGATGAGCTAGAAACAATATCCGCTTGACCTGATGTCGTTCTAAATGCGGATGCTTGTACAGTAGATGCTGAAGTAACATCTCCAACGCCTAAAAGGATAGCCGTTGCAGCGGCAACAACTGTACTTGTAGATGTAAGCGCAACAGAAGCGTCTACAAATCCACCAACCAATGATGAAAATGGAGCTTCTGAGAATGCGCTAAATCCAAACATTTATCAGTCTTTTTCTTCAAGTGATTTCTTAGCAAGTTCTAGATGTTTTTGTTTGAAGTAGATATTTGCTATCAAACCAATCACACCAATCACCACGCCACAGATAGCCGCAAACTCATTGGCTGTTAAACCAAAGAAAATAGCAGTACTAGCACCACCATAAGTGGCTACATTAGCCGCTTTAGCCGCAACCGCTGTTGCCACCTCTGAAGTATGGGATTCCATTTTTAACTCTCAATTATGCAGAAGCGGCTTGCAATGGTGCAAGGTCTTCAGTTGTCCAGAAGTCTTTAGCCAACATGATTTTTAAATGCTCTTTGTTGCGTGACAAGCAAGCAGTCCAATCGGCATCAGTCATGCCTTCTGGCTTGCCACCATTGATGAGGTTTACGCTATCCATTGCGGCAGAGTAGTGCTTGGCAATTTGTTCGGGTGTTTGGTTATCCATGATTAGTCCTTATGGGTGTGTTAATTTGTATGCGTCAAATTCTGCTTTGAGTTCTTGAATGGCTTTGACAAGAATTGGGATTAGCGTCCCTTGT